ATTATTGAGCATGCTAAATTTGGTTACACTGACAATGTAACTGCATGCACAATGATGGCTCCCGATAATATGGAAATACGTAAAATAGTGTATATGAATTGGAGTAGATTACGTAATAGAAAAGTGTTAGTAGATGGTCGTATGGGTGCATTGTCAATGGACATTCACACAGTTGACTATTGGAATGACAATTATCTAAGTAATTGGAAACCAAGTAAAGATATACCTGATTTACCTTGCACTGCAAAACATACAATATTTACAGCTAATATAATTGCTGGCATAATGTTGTCACAAGTATTTAATGTCTTGCATAAAAGGACTTATTATTCGTATATTTGGAAGTCGTTAGCGCCATATATGACTAAAGAATATGGCAAAGTAAACCCTTTAATTATGGAGAAAAACAGTGATAAAGAAACAGAAACGCAAACCAGTGTCTCTGAATCCGAAAGTACTTCTATTGTACGGAGCACCCAAAGTAGGTAAAACTACTATGCTCTCTCAATTAGATGACTGTCTGATTATAGATACTGAAAAAGGAACGCACATGGTTGAGGCTTATGTGCAAGAAGTAAATAACCGAGAAGAGTTAATCCAAACTCTTAAAGATGCTATGGAAGGTCACGAATTTAAATACATAGCTATAGATACTATTGATAAGGTTGTAGAATGGGCTGAAAAGGCTGTTTGTGCAGAATATGAAGTAGCATCTATTGCTGATTTAACATTCGGTAAAGGTTATGCGTTAGCTCGTGAGAAAGTAATGAATACTATCAACGCTTTTAGAGACTGTTGTGACCATTTAATTATCGTTGGACATAGAAAGGTTGCTAGGGCAGTCATTGATGGCAAAGCCCTAGTTGAACCTGAATCTTTAGATATAACTGGTAAGCTGAAGAATCTGATTATGTCAGATTGTGATGCTATCGGTTATGTCTTAAGAGAAGACGATAAACTAATGGTTTCATTTAAAGCAGATGAATCTATAGAAGCAGGTAGTAGATGTGAACACTTACGTGGCCAATGCATGGAATTTAATTGGTCTAACATATACAAAACAGAAGGAGAAAAGTAAATGGCAATATTTCGTCCAACAGGAGGTGAATCTTCTGGTAGTAACTTTTATGGTGTATGTGAAATAGCTATTTTAAACTTTGAAGAAAAATCATCAGAGTTTGAATGGGCTGACATATATCTTGATATAGAAGTTAAACAAAAAGGAAGTGATTATACTAAGCAATTAAGAATAGCAGGCGACCTGGAAAAAGGTCCTGATGGAAAAATAACAGGTGGTTCTGTTCTTAAAAGAATGTATAATTTCTTTGACATTATTGGCTGTAAAGCTGGTTTAACAGTTGATGGTAAATGGGAAAATGAAAATGGTGAAGAAATACACGATGTAGCACAGTATTTAAATGCACAATTTACCCAAAATGTAATACCAGATACTGACCCTGATTTTAACTATATAGCATATGTATATAAAGAAAAACCTAAACAAAAAGGTGGAAAAGTATATACAAGAGTGTTTCATAGAGTAAATCACAATGATGACAAAGGTAGAAAACAACTTGAATCAGATGTAAAATGGTTTAAAGACAAAGGTTTTCTTAAAGAAGCAACTGAATCAGATGTTAATCCAACACAAAATGTTGAAATGTCAGAATCAGGTATTGGTAATTTATAGTGTTTGACTATATTGAAATAGCAGTAGGCAGTCCCCGTCACAGGGGGCAGCTTATTGCAAAGTCAGATTTAGTAAAATATATAAATACCGATACACCATTGTATAGGTCTGTTTATTTATATACAAAAAAAGCAGTAGATTATGCCGAATCTAAAGGCGGGCTAAAGAATTACTTTGGCGAAAGAAGTATAGACTGGATATTATTTGATATAGATAAAGGAGATAACAGTGATGAATACACATTAAATAAAGCTAGAAACGTAATTAATAAACTAGATGATATTGGAGTAGATATAAACTATTCAATACAACCTTATTTTAGTGGTACAGGTTATCATATAGCTTTACCTAATAGTGTATTTAATTTTCCAAGTAGTGATAATCTACATTACTTGGTAAAAGGGACTATACAGAAAATATTTGGAGAAATAACAGATAATAGTATATTTATGAGAACAGGAATTTATCGTGTTCAACATACTGTTAACCAAAAAACTAATTTATATAAAATACCTTTAACAGTAGCTGAAATATTGAATAAAGATTCAGAAACTATTAGAGAAATGGCTAAAGAACCTAGGTTAGACTATGGTTATAGCGAATTAGTTGGTAATGGAGAGTTAGAAAACCAAATAGTTACTAGAGCCCCTAGAATGACTCAAATAAGAAAAGTTGTTGAACCAAAGGATGTTATACCTTGTGTACAAGAAATGTTAGGAAATGGGCCTCAAGAAGGCTCAAGAAACCAAACGCTACTTAGAATAGCTTCTCATTTCTATAGACATGGTATACCTTCAGAATATGCTAAAACTGCTATTTTACATTGGAATAATAATAGTTTAAATGAAAATAGTGTGGTCGAAAAAGTTGAGTATGTTTATAATAGAGGTTACAGATTTGGTTGTAATGATGAGTATATGTTAAAACATTGTAAAACAAGATGTATTCATTTCAAAAGAAAAGATTATTTAATTGATGTGATGAGTTCAGATGACTTGCAACAAAAGTTAGAAGAAAGAATGTCAGCAGATTTTGATGGACGTTCTTTACCTTTAGCTGAAATGTTAGGAGTAAGTGAATCTGATACGCAAATATATCCTGGAGAGTTAGTTACTATATTTGGACCAACAGGTTCAAGTAAAACTACTCTTGCGCAATGTATAGCTTTAGGAGTTGATTTTCTCAATGACGATGTAAATCCTGATTGGCAAATACCAACACTTTATTTATCTTTAGAATTATCAGCTTGGTATATGCATAGACGTAATATGCAAATAGTAAGTGGATTAACTAAAGAAGAAATAAATGACAATCCTAAAGAAGTATACAAAAATATCAAAGATAAACTTAATCATATGGTTATTCAAACAATACCTCCAAACCTTGAACAAATACAAGCAAAAATTAAAGAGTTAAGACCAGCTGTAGTAGTTGTAGATTATATTGATTTAGTTGAAACTCCACCTCATGTTAGAGGAGAGTATGAACAAATTAAATATATATCACATTCATTAAGTAGTATGGCTGTTAATAATGATTTAATTATAATTCAAGTATCTCAAGTAAGTAGAGAGTACTCACGTAACGAGGTGCTTGACTTGTATGCAGGTAAAGGTTCAGGAGCAATAGAAAACGCATCACGTAAAGTGATAGGCTTGAATGGTCAGGCTAATTCAACTAAAAAGACATTAGAAGTACTAAAAAATACTGATGGTGAGCTATTTAAAACAGAATTAGAATGGCAACCAAGTTTTAGATTAAGGAGAATAGATGAATCTATTTAAATTAAAAGATAAAGTTGGAGTCCAGTTCCTAGGATTCCAACTTATGTTAACAAAACAAGTAAACGATATATACAGCATTTTCAAATTTATAATTAAAGTATATAAATTTGAATTTGCTATATCGTTTGGAAAGGAAGGCAAATATGCAGAAGAGCATAAAAAGAACATCATCAAAGCCCTCAAAGAGTCGCAATATAATGATGCACTTGCTGAAGGGTAAGACGATTAACCAGGCACAAGCAGCAAAAATGTTTGGAGCTTGGAGATTATCGGCCATTATACATAACCTTAGAAAAAAAGGTTTTGAGATTTTAACAACTCAAAATACTAAAGGTATATATAAGGGTTTTGGTAAATATCAAATGATAAAAACGCCTAATGGAAAAAAAGTCGGTAAATAACAATCTAGTTATGAATCAACGAAATTCCAATAGGAAGTCGCGTAGTCCTAAAGAGTGGGAGACGAAGTTTATGCGTAAGCTTCGTCCCGCTCATGGGACACATGCTAAAAGAATGTTCCATAGACTTATGAAAAAGTCATCAACTCTAAAGTCTTCTTTAAAGAAAAGAAGTAAAGAGTATGAAGTAAAATTTAACATATCTTTAACTGAAATACGTGAAATGTTATACTTGGCATACAGTAGGCCTTGTAAATATTGTAAGAAAAAACTTGATGTAACTAATATGGTATGCGACCATAAACATCCAATATCATCTGGAGGAGGTTCTTTTAAAAGTAACCTTCAAATGATATGCGCATCTTGCAATACTAAAAAGGGCCCTTTAACTGATAAAGAGTATAGAAACTTTATAAAATGGATAAGTAAACAAGACGTACGTGTAAAAGATTACATATTAAGAAAACTTGCAAAATCAGACGTATTTAATTAGGAGAAAAAATGGCAACAAAAGCACAAAAAGAGGCTAATCTAAGACTCTTTAAAAAAAGAAGACAGAAAATATTAGACGCTACTGACAATGGTCGATGTTGGTGGCTTTATCAACAACTAACATCAGTAAAACGCTTCAAAGCAAGCGATGGTAGGTAGAATGAAAAAACTAAACAGATTTGATAAATTGCTTATAAATATTCTTTGGAAAATAGGTTATAAACCTAGTAAATTATCGGTACTCTTCAAAGTATCAACAAGGACAATTTATAGGCAATTATGGAAAAAATAAACTGTTTACAATGTGGTAATGTCGTTTCAGGAGGGGACTGTGGCTATATTTGCAATATATGTGGATATACTGAGACCTGAGACGACATAACACCACGATTGAGTTCAATCAAAGAAAAAGGTGTTAGTAATCAATGGGTTAGGAGACTCAATGAAAAAACTAATGATTGATGACTATGTAAATAGTCTGAAAATACAAAGACACGAAAGTGAAGGTCGTTGGTATAGTCAAGGAAAAAGTAGTAATTGGAAACCATCAGTAACAACAATTATAGGCGAAACATGTGCCAAAGGTAAACACTTTGATGAATGGCTTATGAAAAATGGTTTAAATGCTATTACAATAAGAGACGAATCAGCTAAACGAGGTACAAAAGTACACGAATACATTGAAATGTTGTTAAATCAAGGCGAAGTAAAAGCAGATGATGAATTTACAAAAAAAGCTTTAATGAGCTTTGAAAAGTGGTTTTATGATATTAAACCAGCAGTAATATGTCAAGAGATATTTCTATATCACAAAGACTTACCTTGGGCTGGTACACCTGATATTGTTGCAGAAGTAGATGGACGTTTATCTATAATAGATATAAAAACAGGTGACTATCGTAAATCACATGAAATACAACAGTTAATGTATAAAGACTTATGGAATAAAATATTTCCAGAATGTCCTATACAAAACATATATGGACTTTATGTCAAAGGCAAATGGATGAAAGAGCCTACATATGGTTATAGGAAATTTAATATTGATAACACCATACACAAAGATGTATATAGACTATGGTGTTTCTTAAATTTTCCATACGGTAAACCAAAACCAAAAGCTAAAGCTAAACTTAAGGAGGTATTCAAGCTTGGACCCAATAAAGACACACGAAGCATTGATGAATTGTTGTGATGAAGTAAGAACAATATCAAGAGCTAATAGAAGACAACAAGTTATGATTACAGACCTTAAACGTGAGTTAAAAGGCGAAAAACAATTGAGGAAGAAAGCCGAGAGTTACATAAAAGAGCTCGAAGGCTTTCTGGCTCAAGAAGGAGAAAATCATGTCAAGAAAAAATAATAAAGGTAAACCAACCCGAAAAGATATGAATAATGCTATTCAAAACATTTATCAAACTTTGCATTTTATTGGAGAAAAATTAAACTATTTAGAAAACTTCACTAAAGCAACTGATATAGCATTAGATTTATATACTAAATATAATAAAAATCAAGATGATTTTAAAAAGTATATAGAAAAGTATCAAAAAGAACAAGAAAAAAAGCTAGAAAAAAAAGAAGAAAAGTCTTAAATTAAATTATGAACTTTTGTGACAAATGCGGTGAAGATATAGATAAATTAGAACCTTGTATTAAAGTAGAATATGGGTTTTCTAATGATGATGGGTCTTTTACTGGAATGGGATATTTGTATATACATGTAGATTGTTTTGCAGATATTGAAGCATTGTCTAAAATACTACAACAATTCGATAAAAATTAATCTCCAAACTTTCTAGGGAAATATAATTTTTCATCTTGAATATCATTCTTAAACCTAGCTAAATTATTTAAAGGGAATCCCGTCATTTTTTCTACAAGCCTTGTAGGATTTTCTACTAAATTCCCTTTTGCAAAAGGTAACACATCTCTAGCTATCCTTCCAAATGGAAACATAGTGTATATATAATAATCAGAAAGTTTAGAATAATCATTATCTAAATAAGCTCTAAGACCAGCAACAGGAAGTCTAGCTATAGGTGGAGTTATCATTTGTAATGGAGCAACAGCAGTTGGCCAATTACCAAAGAAAGCTCTATTTCTTTCGTTTTCATCACCAAATATCCATTCAGAAGTATCTTGTAACCAATTAAATGGAGCTGGTAAGGATTGTTCAAATATAGAATAAGCAAATACATTAGCTAATGCTATAACCATTAAGTCTATTTGCATAGTTCTTCTAAATTTATCAAACTCTTCTGTACCTCTTCTAAATCCATATATTTTAGCTTGTCTATAAACATCGTTTCTAAATTTAGCAGAGTTCCATGCCCATAATTGGAATCTTGTCATTACTTTACCAAGAGCTGTTCTTGCAAAAGCAGGACGATAAGGAGCACTATATAAGAATTGAGTAGCTTTAACTGCTTTTTTAGCTTGCTCAATTAAGAATGGATGGTCTGGATTCTTTATAGCACCACCAAAACGTTCCCAGGCTTTAATATAATGAGCCATAAAAGCATCTCTTCTTAACATTTTTTCAGGTTCAGACATAAATCTTGCTGCAAAGTTTAACACTCTTTCACCAACACGGTATTTTTTTTGTAGTTCGTTTAATGTTGTTTTATCAGCAGTACCTTGCTTTGTTATCTTTTTAGATAAATCACTTATAAAAGATTTAACATTTGATTTTTGAGCTTCTCTTGTTAAACCTAATTCGTTTATTATAAATTCAGGAAGAACACCATGTTTAATAACAAAATTATTTACATCTTCCATAGATTTATAAGTAGGGAATATTTTTTGTATGTAAGAAATATCTCTTGCTTTTCTAATATATTCTAAACCAGCTGATTGAATAGTATGTAAAGAACCACCAAATATATTTTGAACCATAGATTTAGGGTGAGCAAGTAAAGACATTAATTCAAACTTAGCTTCAAGTTGAGACCATCTTCTTAAATCGTTTTCATCAAATCTTTCAAGATTGTCTCTAACAATTTTCATATCATTTTTACCGATACCTATTTTTTTAGCTATTTTATTTACTTTTTCTTTTACTTTATTATCAGCCCACCAAGCATAAGGAGTTCCAGAAAGCTTCATTCCTGGGTCATTTATATATTCCTGAGGCACTATACTTGGATTTCCCATAGAGTCTTGTATATAAAGTCTTAAAAATCTATCCCATTTTTCTAAATATGTAAGATTTTCACCAGGATTACGAAGTTTATCCCAACCTTTTACTCTAGCAGCTTTATGAAATTTACTTAATAAATCTCTAGACATTATTGTAGAAAATTGTCTAAAATAAGCACCTACTTGATTCTTTAAGTATTTTTCAGCAGCAGTTGCTTCTAAAGAATGTCCAGGTAAATGAAGGTTTCTTCCTAACATATTACCAGTAATAACTTCCCTTTCAGACCATTTAGGGTATTTAGCTCTATCTTTTTGCTGTTGTCCTATTTCTTCAATAGCAGTTCTATAAGTAACATTATCAAATTCTTCCCAATTTTCAGTACCTTTAACCCATTCACCTGTTATTGTTTTAGTCTTTGAAAGAAGTTTTTTAATTTCTCTAATCTTACCTTCTGCGCCATCAATAAACTCAGTTTCAGGAGTTTCATAAATTTTTCTTACAGCATCTTTTAATATAGTTAAAGCTTTCTTTCTATTTTGTATTATATGAGGCCAATAACCTTTTAATATTTTTCCTACTGGAGTAAGTTCTTTTGCTCTGTATTCAGCAATTTTCTTTACTTTTTCAGAAGGTTTTAAATTAGGGTTTCTTTTTATTAAATCAATTTGCATATTTCTAGCAACGTGTCTTAAATTAGTAAGTCCCCAACCTATGTCTATACTTTCACCTTTTTGAAATTTATTATCAATATATCTTATAAATTTATTAAAATCAATTATAGGCTCTAGTTTAGTTTTTTTATCAAAATAATCTACAACAAACTTATCTTTAAATAGTTTTCTATGTTCTTTTGTACCTTCTATAATTTCATAAGCTTTATCCATATGTTTTTGATAGACATTTTTTACTCTATCAACAATTTCTCTACCAGTTATATTTTCTATTTCACCATCTCTATT